TTAAAAAAATTTTGAGAGACGTTCTTGCGCATGTTCTCTCATTTCGTCAGTATAGTGTACATATGCTTTTAAAACTGTTTCAACTGTATCTCCTAATAATGCTGCTACTGTCTTAACATCAAAACCATTGCTAAGTAATGTAGTAGCATAAGTGTGTCTGAAATCATGAATGCTGATATCACCTTTGGTATATTCAAATACTCTTTTTATAGAGTGATATGTCGCATTCCAAAATACCATATCGCTGATGTGACGAGGATATTTATTTTTGTATTCCACTAAAACTGTCTGTAGTCGTAAAGGCATAGGCACAGTTCGATAAGAGTTATTGCTTTTTAACTCTTGTAGGGTCATAAAGTTTTTATTTGTAGCAACCATTTGTCGCTCTACTTTTAATGTGCCTGCCTTAAAATCAATGTCAGACCATTTCAAACCCATTATCTCGCCAACTCTAAGCCCGGCAAAAGCGGCGATACAGCACGCCGTATATAAAGTATAATTTCGGGATTTAAAACGCGCCAAAATCGCTTCTAAACGCTCTTTTGAAAGGGCGTTTATTTTTCTTTTACCTTTTATTTTTAACGGCTGTATCCCTGATGTAGGATCTTTTGTTATAAGTTCGTACGGGGATAATGCTCTTTTAAAAATAGTTTTTATTTTTACTAGATATAAATTTGCTGTACTTGCTTTTAGCGGTAGTGAATTAAATATTGCCTGAATGTCGCTATGTGTTATGTCTACCAGTCGCATATCTTTTAGTTCTGAAAACGCATTGATAGCTTGTTGATATCCTAGTAGTGTATTGTAGGTTATACTTCTTCTTATATCATTAAGATACATTGTAGAAAATTCGCCGAAGGTTATGCTTGCAGTGCTATTATCCATATATATTGGCGCATTAGCTTTAACTTCTTCCAGTAATTTATCGCCGGCATTCTTTGCTTCACGTTTAGTTTTAAATCCTTGTTTAGATTTTTGCTTCCAGCGTCCTACATTATCCTTATAGGATAGTATGACCTGGAAGCCTTTATCTTTTTCGCGGTAAGTAAAATTGTATTCCATGACTACCTCCTAGTAATTTTCTACCATCCTTGTTTGGCTTGAGATCTGCGTGTTTTTTGAGCCTGAGCTAAACGCTCAGAGGATATTTTTTGAGAGGATAACCATAAAAAAACATTAGAATCATATTTGCCTTTTTCATGGTAATTAGACCAAAACATAATCTTACAAACAGGACCTTCCCAAAAATACATATGTGTAAATGGTTCATCGGATATTTTATCTAGAAACTTTGAAGAACATTCTCCATATAAATCTTCTAAGGCATCAAGCATTTTTTTTTCGTTATATGATGACATAGCTACAGAATCGCCGCTAATATTAATATACACACTTTCTAATTGATTATTCCAAAAGATATATTTTATTGGTGCTACAATAGGGATATTGCTTATAGAATCATTTTCTAAGTAAGTACCGTATGAAATCAATGTTGTACCATCAAATTCTTTGATTAAAGTATTTACTCTATCATCTTTAATTTCATAACTGTTAGGATATTTTTCCTTCAATTCTTCTATAGACGCACCCCAACTTAAGCCTCGAAATGATGTTGGTTCATTTGGAAAAGCTAATGTAGCAGAATTTATTGATAACAATAAAATGAAAATTAAAAGAATAAGTTTCGACATTAGAAATACCTTCTTTCTAAAACAGCTTATAAAAAATATCATTTTAATATCCTCAACTTACTGCGTCTTTTTCAAAGGTAGAATTTTCTACAGCCAACAGAGAATCAATCATAGTTATTACCACTTGCTGATTTTGTTCGCTTAATTGGCGGTAGTTTTTTATAAGTGCTTTTTCTGTGATGGTAAAAGTAATAGCATCATTTGATTGATTGTCAACTAATTCTATTATATCTACATTAAAATAGTTTGCTAACATTTGGACTTTATCCATACGGGGATATTTTTTACCATTTAACCAGTCTGACACTGTAGATTGTTTAAAATTTAATGCTTTTACTATATCGCTTTGACTTTTTCCTTTTAAAGCCATAATTTGTTTAAGATTAGTTTGAAATTTTTTGCGCATCTCGTCGCTTATCATGTAATCACCCCAGTTTCATTATAACGATAAGAATTAATTTAAGCAAGCGAAAAGAGCAAAAAAATTCGCTTAAAGCGGTGGTATAATAAGAAAAAACGAAAGGAGAATAATGATGAAAGTTACTTTAGAAGCCGCACGAGTTAATTCTGGAATGACACAAGCACAAGCAGCCTTAATGCTGGGCATTTCGCGTCGGAGCTTGCAAAAATATGAATCGTATGAAATGTCACCAAGAGTTGATTTAGCTATTAAAATGAGTAAAATTTATAATTGCGAACTAGGAGACTTTATTTTTTTAAAACAAAATATCGCTTTAAGCGGTGAGAAAGGAGCGTAACAATGAGAAAGAAAAAAGACGGAATAGCAACAAAGAAATTTGTTGCAAAAGCAATTAGAAAATATCATGCAATAGAGATGAATAGGTTATTGACAGAAGATCATCAAGAAAGAATTTATAATTCGAGCAGGATGATTATTGCGCTGGAGAACCTTTCAGAAAAGTTCTCCGTATTGGGTACACCATCGCTTCGTGGATTAGCTCTTATGCTTGGTTTGAATTTTGTTCTTTGGATTCTTTTTCTATGGTGGATTGAACAAACTCTTTCACAGCACGGTCTTTCATAAGAATATTTAAGACATGGTCAGCATCCTTTACAAAAAGATTAAGGCGGGATTTTGAATATAAATAATTCGGTTCCTCAGATAAAACCTTTTTTAACCCTGCAATGTGTCTATAGTGATGTACGATGGCTTTTAGATCCTCGGAGTCAATAGTCTCTGCTAAAAAATATTTCACATTATCCCATTCTTTTGTTGGAGCATCTCTTAAGAGTTTTGAACATGAAATGAATGCCTCATTACTGGAATAGCGTTTTTTGAGCCAAAAAGAATGGTCACTAATTTCTGTATATAGCAATATTAAGCAGTTTGAAAGTTTCTGCTTTTGAGATTTTTTCCGATTGAATTCTAGATAAAAAGTTCCTGCAAACCCAGATAAAAGGGAAATTATTATAGTTATGGCAAGTGACATAATTGTCATAAAATCACCTCCTTCCTGTTAATAATTATAAGAAGGAGCAGGTTCTTTTACAACATAAAAAAGAAACACCCGCTTTGCCCTGGAAAAGTTTAGCGAGTGTTTCTTGCCACCAGCCGAAGCTGACGAGAACATTATATCACAGTTTCGGTTGGTATATCAACTTTGAAAGAGGGATATACCATGAGCAAGAAAGATGAAGCTTTGGCAAAATTTGTCGAAGTGGTAAAAAAATTAAGTCCTGAAGAATTTGAAGATAAGTATGTTAAGGAGAAAAGCACTTTTCAGATGGATAAAGTAAGAATAGATGAATTCGGGCTTACTGTAGAAAACAAAGAAGGGAGTGAGGAAAAATGATTGTAGAATGTCCACACGTTGGAATAAGAGAGCTTTCAGAAGCGTGGGGCGTTAGTACCAGAACAGTAAAAGAATGGCTTGCCGGTGCAGGTATTACAACAGTAGTACGTGGGAGATATCGTGTATCAGATGTTACGAGATATGCCGAGCAGTATGGCAAACCAAAACTATCTAACCGTGAGCGTTTAGAAGTGCTACAGCTACAAAAAGCTTTAGATAATGCTAACGCTCAGATAGCAGAATTGCAAGAATGTCTGCTGAAAGTATCAGGAGTAACAGCTGATGCCGTTCAAAAGATAGTTAGGCAGATGAAAAAAGAAACTGAAATAGTAGAAATGAGGCAGAGCAGATGAAAGATATTTATTTAGCATACTTAGCAGCAGTTGATTTAACAGCAGACTTGCTTAATAGCATCGCAAGGTATCCGGCATTGTGGCTTTTTACTTTGGTAGCGATACTTTTTGCTGCAAGGATGATCTACAACATAGGTTACGCTATGGGGCAGGTGGCAGGCTTATGATTAGAGATTTTACCGTAGCAACTACTGCAATATTTATTGGCACATACGTAGCTATTATGGCTGCTGTAGTGACAGTAGGGGTGCTTCGGTGATTAAAAAGATTTTAGTTATAATAATAGTTTTATCTGGTTTGTTGTTATCGGGTTGTGGAAATGAATTAAAACAAGGTGAAGTCTACGAGAAGGAATTTAAACCAGCATACGATCAGTTGATGTTTATACCAGTCGTAATCTCTAATGGCAAAACCTGCATGACTATATTGACCCCATATTTTTACCACTATCCCGACCGGTATGTTATTAGGATTAAATCTTTCAAAGACAATGAGTGGCTGACCAATGAAATTTATGTTAGTAAAAATGTCTATGACAGTATCGTTCTTGGAAGTGAGTTCGAATATGTCGAAGGTAGGGATTTGTTGAATGAGCCATATACAAGAGAGAAAAAAGAAAAAGAGCTACCAACGGTGCAACGTTGATAGCTCAAGGTGGACATGTAAATTTTACGAAGTTTAGCGTCCACCTTCATTTTAGCATGAGCGAAGGTGATTTGTAAATGGATAAGTTACAGCAGGAGTTTGAGAGTAGTGTAATCTTCAATGGTACTCAAACAAAAATTGATCGATTGAATGCTGCGGTAGAAATAATAAAAAAGACGTTTTCAGAACCTGTTAAATTTCCAGTCCGTTCATCTCCGTATCCGGTCGTTATATGTGCGCATTGTGGATGTAGAGTGCCAATAGAGGATACACGCTGTAGATGTGGCGGTCAAACATTTAGAGAGTTTTAGGAGGACGTAGAGATGAATGAGAAAGAAAAGTTAGCGGCATTTCGTGCGCTTCAGCAAGCATACGGTGAGCCTAAAGTAACCGCAAAGCAGGCGGTAAAACTGCTTAGACGTGCAGATCGGTGTAAAGGGAGGAATAAGTAATGTTTAAAAAGGCAGAACGAAAAAGAAGCTATGTAAAAATTGCTTTGTGTGGCGTATCTGGAAGTGGGAAGACCTATTCTGCATTATTGATGGCACAAGGGTTAGGTAAAAAGATAGCTATGATCGATACGGAGAATGGCAGCGGCGAACTCTATTCTGATTTGTGTGAATATGACGTTGCGCAAATTGTCCCACCTTTTACTACTACGAATTACATCAATGCCATAAAAGAAGCTGAAAGGGCTGGTTATGATGTGTTGATCATTGATAGTTTGTCACATGTATGGAATGGAGCAGGCGGGCTATTAGAGCAACAAGAACAGCTTGCTAGAACGAAATATAAGGGTAATTCTTGGGCGGCATGGAAAGATATCACGCCAATGCATGATAAATTAGTACAGACCATTTTACAAAGTAAAATACATGTTATTGTGACAATGCGGTCAAAACAAGACTACATTCAAACCGAAGATAAGAAGATTAAAAAAGTTGGCATGGCTCCGGTGCAGCGTGAGGGTCTTGAATACGAATTTACCATCATGTTTGATATTGATCGCGAAAAACATGAGGCTACGGCAAGCAAAGATCGTACACGCCTTTTTGATAATACTGTTGGAGCAATCACACCCGAAACAGGTGAAGCCATCCGCCAATGGATTGATGGCGGGGCAGAAATGTCTGAACCTGATCCAGTGGTTGTACCAGTAGCTGAACCTGCGGCAAAATCTATTGAATATGTGAAATTTGAAGATAACAAATGCTTTGTGCAAGGTAATCATGGCTGGCAGAATGTTGAAGAACTGAGTGTTGAAGCTTTGAAAGTTATTTTATCTAAGCCGCAGTTTGAGAAGGCTCATTCTTGTGCAAAAGCGTGTCTTGACGCAATAGAAGCATCAACAGAGGCTATTTGAAATGAAAACTATAATACAAGACCTGGTTGTATCTAGAGGAACAGAGGGCATTGGCTTAATGTTATCGGTGCCCTTTAGAGAAGCGGAAGAGGTTAAGCAGTTACAAAAGCAATTAGACAAAGGTAAATCCCTTGAAGTAGAAATAAAACCGCTCACAAAGGCGCGTACGCTGTCAGCCAATAATTATTGCTGGCATTTATGCGATGAAATAGCAAAAAAGTTGTCGCAGGAAAAGGTTTATTACAGCAAAGAGGACATATACAGGGAAGCAATAAAAGATTGTGGACCGTACAGAAACTATCATTTCATGGATAAAGAATCGCTGGAGTATATGATTAAAGGCTGGACTGCCGGTAGAATTGGTCGAATCGTCATAGTTACTGGCGATTATGAAGCTGATTTTTATATTGGCAGCAGGGAGTATAACCGTGAACAAATGTCACGGCTTATTGATTGCCTTTTGGCTATGGCAGAAGAGCAGGGAGTTAAATTGAGACCCAGAAGTGACATCGAAGAAATGCTGGATAAATGGGGATCTAAGTATGGCTAAGAGTATCATACAGAAAGAAAAATATTGTTACCTATCTGGAGCGAAAAATGTGCCACTTGAGGAACATCATTGTTTCTTTGGTCCGTTACGCAAAATCAGTGAAAGATACGGCTTTAAAGTTTGGCTTACCCCTGAATATCATAGAGGGAAGAACGGTCCGCATCAGGATAGGCAAACAGATTTACTGCTGAAAAGGGTATGTCAACGTAAGTTTGAAGAAACTCATAGCAGAGAAGAATTTATGGAGATTATCGGAAGAAATTATTTAGACGACTGAAAGGATTATTATGAACTACGTTGCACAGATGAATGCGTTTTGGAGCTGGCGGTTACTCAACCAACTTAATAGCCGAGCTGCTGATTTGTATATGGCATTATTGCACTTTAACAATTTAGGCGGCTGGCAAAAAGAGTTTACCGTGTCCAGCACGATGCTGCAATCGGTGTGTGGAATTTCTCGGACTGAATTAAGTAGGCATAGGAATACTCTAATTCAGATGGGGCTGATTTCATACCAGGGCGGCAAAGGTAGTCGATCAGGTTTTTATCAGATATTTGATTTGTGTATCGTATACCGAACACAAACTGATACACAACCTGTAACGCAACCTGTAACACAAACTGATACACAACCTGTAACACAATCTCGCGCGGAGAAGAAAGTATATATAAATAATATTATTAATAATAAACAAAACGAAAAGAAACAAGAAGCGCCTGATTGTGAGCGGGAAGAATATTTTGCCCGATTTTGGGAAGCATACCCGGTGAAAGTGAAAAAGCCTGTAGCTAAAATCGAGTGGAACAAGCTTGTTGATCCTTGTGTGGAGCTGTACGAAAAAATCATAGCTGCTGTTGAGCGGTATAAACAGACAAGCCGTTGGAAAGAGAACAACGGGGCTTATATTCCATACCCTGAAACATTCTTGCAAGACAGGCGTTGGGAAGATGAGATACGTGTTACAGAGCAGAAAAAAGAATGGGCATGGTGAGGTGATTTGAATGCTTGATATAGGCGATATAGAGGCTGCGTTTGTGGTATGGCGAGCAGCTGGCTTAACTCCACCACCGATGAATGATGTGCAGCGGGAAAACTTTATGGCTAAAACGTTGGAACAATACAAGTATACACAGGTCAATGATTGGGCGGAAGCTGTTGAGTGGGTAGCTAATAACAATACGCGCTGGGCAACGTGGTTCGACATCAATACAGCGCTGTCTATAGTCCGGCAGAATAAAATTGGCGCAGAAAAGAAAGCTATTGAGCGTAATTCTAAAGCGGCAAATGAGTTTGTTAAAAAGTTGTTTGCTGATCTTGCTGCCGGCAAAACATTTGGTGAACTACGGCAGCCAATAAGCGAGAAAGTTAGAGCTGCAGCAAAGAGGATTTTCCCTGATGCCGACGATAGCTTTATAAAGCGTAATTACAACGATATCAGCTTTATCGCAGACGTCGAACGAAAATGCGCTGAATGTATTAATACTGTTGATTGCCCATACAGCGGACATCAACCGTTTTTGAGAGTAGATAAAGAAAGCGGATTTACTTATGTGGTAGCTGATCGTGAACGGTGTTATAAATATCATCCGTTAGTGCCTGATGTAGTACCAAAACGGTCAGCATGTCGTCAAGGTGAATTAGCTAAAGTTTAAAGGAGCGGTAACTATGAAAATAAGTGCAGAAAAATTACAGGAGATTATAGAAAGTCACGGCAGATGGTTGCGAAACGAAGAAGGAGGGGAACGTGCAAACCTCCGCAGTGCAGACCTCAGCAGTGCAGACCTCAGCGGTGCAGACCTCCGCAGTGCAGACCTCAGCAGTGCAGACCTCTACTGTGCAGACCTCAGCAGTGCAGATCTCAGCGGTGCAGACCTCCGCAGTGCAAACCTCCGCAGTGCAGACCTCAGTGGTGCAGACCTCCGCGGTGCAGACCTCCGCAGTGCAGACCTCCGCAGTGCAGACCTCCGCAGTGCAGACCTCGACAAAACATATTATCAAGTTGTTAGAGTTGGTAGTCGCCGAGGAATAACTACTTATTGCGTAGATGACGACAATGTTCTATGCGGATGTTGGAATGGCTTCAAAGGTGGTACGCTAGACGAATTTAAAACTCGTGTAGAGAGTGTATACGGACGTGAAGGTAATAATCCTAACGAGCAATATTACGATGAGTATATGGCGGCAATCACATTCTTTGCGGCAATGAAGGAGATGAAATAATGAAAATTAAAGCAACAACACCATGTTATAAATTCAGGGACGCAACACCGGAAGAGCAGATTGCAAAAATCAAAGAAGAACTGGCTGAGGTAGAAGCTGCTTACACAGAGTTTAAAAAAGTGTTGGCAGAAGATAAGCTGCTGGCGTTGATGATGGAGATTATCGACGTTAAGGCTTGCTGTAACACGTTTGTTTACCAGCTGCGGAAGAATCATGCTTTGGCGTTTTTGGCTTATGCCAAAGCTAAGCGAGAAGTCATAAATAAAAATCTTGCAAGAGGGTACTACTTTACACCAGAAGATATTGACAAGTTGAACACTAATAAGTCAGAACTGTTTTGATATACAGTCAACTTTAGGAGGCAAGCAATGAAAATAAAGACAGAATTTTATTGTGATAATTTTCAAAATTTTAAACGGTATGGGATTCCCAAGGCACAGTTAGTAATTGCGGATATACCGTACAACCTTGGAGCAAATGCTTACGGATCTAATCCAATGTGGTATGTAGATGGCGATAATAAAAAAGGTGAAAGCAAATTTGCAGGTAAAGCTTTTTTCAATACAGATCATAATTTTAACATTTTTGTAATCGCTTATTAAAAAAAGAGCCTAAAGAAAAAGGGAAAGCTCCGTGCATGATAGTTTTTTGCTCATTTGAACAAATGCCGATGGTAATTCAGTATGCAGAAAAACATGGGTTTAAAAAACACATTCCTTTAATTTTCATCAAAAACTTTTCAGCACAGGTATTAAAAGCAAATATGCGTGTTGTTGGTGCTACTGAATACGCTTTGGTGTTATACAGGGAAAAACTACCGAAATTTAATAATAATGGAAAAATGATTTTTAATTGGTTTAACTGGGTAAAGGATACAAAAACATATCCTAAAATACATCCGACACAAAAGCCAGTTAATTTGTTGAAGCAGTTAATAACAATCTTTACAGACCCAAGTGACGTGGTTATAGATCCAGTAGCAGGGAGTGGGACAACATTAAGAGCGGCTATGGAATTAGGTAGAAACAGTTATGGATTTGAGTTATCTAAGGAGTTTTACAATAAAGCTAAAACCGAAATGCTCAAGCCGCAGAAATTTGAACAATTAGTTTGTTTTTAGTTAAAACGGCCGCGCATACTAACTATATACAAGCATAAAGGGAAGTATACCCCTGCGGAGGTGATTAGCCCGTAGGGGGGCGGCCTTTTAAATATAAGTTTGGAGTGGTTAAATGTGAAATCCTTGGATATAAAAGCCATGATGGCAATGATTAAAGATGAGCCGGAGGATCAATATATACCGGTATTAAAGTCAGTACTTCTGCAGGCTTTGACGGAACTCAAACATCTGCGTCGGAAAAATAGTCAGCTCGGCGGTAAAAATGCCCGGTTAAGGCGAGAGAAGAAAGCTCTAGAAATTATGTTATCGGCGGTAGTAATAAATGACGACGTGGAATGAACTGCCGGCACACCTTGTAAGTAAAATTCGTTCGGACAGCGTAACGGCGCCGGCGAATTTACCCGGGGCTGTACCTGTGCTGAAATATGGCAATGCAATAACTGAGGTTGACGGGATTCGCTTTGATAGCAGGAAAGAAGCAAAATATTATGAGGATTTACTTTGGCAGCAGCGTACCGGTGCAGTAAAAAGCATTGAATTACAGCCAAAATTTGTTTTACAGCCTGGCTACGAGGTCGCAGGTAAAAAGATAAGGCCGATTATTTACAAGACAGATTTCAAGGTAACAGAAGCTGACGGGCATATATATTACGTCGACACGAAAGGGATGCGGACGCAGGTGTATCTGATCAAAAAGAAGATGCTGCTATATCGTTACCCGGACATTGACTTTAGAGAAGTTTAAGGCGGTGGAGTAATGGAGAAAATTAAAAGTCTTGTAGGCATGGTATCGAAAAAGAAGTTTTTTTCGGCCTGCAAATGCTATAAAGATAATAGATATGGCGGCATTAATTGCGTTCGCCCACAACTTTCTATAGATGAAGAAAGTCATTTAATATTTTGCGACCGATGCGGTGCTATTGTAGATCCGTTTGCAGCAATGGTCATAGTTGCAATTTTTGAGGAACAGAAAAAACGTGAGTGGAGTAGATATATGGAAAGGGCTAGACGTTTTTGGAAAATAGCACATAGCTACAAGCCATATAGAGTTGCTTTGAAGAATATGGAGAAGAATATGGGGCGTGGCGAGAACACTATGTTTCCTTGCTGCCCAAAATGTGACAGAGCATTTGATCCTGCAGATATCAAAGCGTATGTTAATAAAAAATATGTCTGCGACTAAGGCGGTGGAGTAGTGGAACATAGATGTATAGATTTCTTGAAGTTGAGAACCATAGAATATCCTATGTACTATCAAATTACGGCAGAGTGCCAAATTTGTAAAAAAAGATCAATATTAGCTTTGAGTAAATTTTATTTGCGATTGATGTATGATGCTGATGCCGGATCCGTACAAGAGATTGGCCGACTTATAAATAGGTTTGATGAGAGAATAAATTTGTTTGAAACTTATTTTAATCAGCGAAGGCGGTGAAGTAGATGAAAGAATACAAAGCTCGTCAAATAAAAAGGGCGTTCAAAATTTATAAAAAACATGGTTATGATTATGCTTATCGATGGAATGTATATTGTCGAATGGAAGAATACAGATCAAAACGTGGAGCGAAAGTGAAGTGGCTGTCTCAACTAATGGAGCAACTTGAACGTCAACAAGGGAGAAATAAATTATGAAAAAGCCTGAAATAAAGTACGTAGGCTGGTGCCACGAGTGCAAACATCTAGGCAGTTTTATTTGTGGTAACTGTAACCCTAATGAGAAATACAGTTTTGCTAGACCTTCTGAATTTATATCTAAGAACAAAAACCGTTGGGTAAGAATGTAGGAGTAAAAAATGAAATACTTAGACTATTGTTATTTGTGCATTAATAATAGAAAGGCCAGTGAGTTGAGCGAAAACCCAAAATGTAGTAACTGTATTCAGCTTACTGTTATGTCTATGCCAACTAAGTTTAAATCGCGTAGGATTACTTGGCCTGACAGAACGGAGCTAGAAAAATATGATAGCAATTAAAGAAATGGATATGCCTGAGAATTGCTTAAAGTGTCCTTTTATAGATGAAAGTGGGCAGTATTGTCAAGTTGATGGCAAAGCATTAGTGCCTAATATTCTTTGTATAGATATCGAGGGCGTACGAGAGAATTTTAAGGTTTTAGAAAGCGGTAGACATACAGATTGCCCATTAATTGAGATAAAGGAGTGTAAAGAACAATGAAAAAACGAGAACTTTGCGGCATTTATTTCAGAGTAAAGCGGGATGGTAAGTATGAAAACATCTGCTTTACTGATATGACTGAAGAAGAACAAAGAAAAATATTAGATGATGATTTATTATTATCAGAAGAAGACCTGTGTAACCTGTGCCTGCGGTTAGCGCAAGTTGTCAGAAATTTAGGCGATATGTTTGATATTAGTGCTGAGAAAGGTGAAGAACAATGACTAAAGAAGAACTAATGAACGCTCTAATGGGTTTACCGCCTGACACAGAAGTTTACAAAATTGACGACTATACAGACCTTGACCTCTTGAAAAGATGTAGTTTGTCGAGTGTCATAGTCGTTAATGAGTCTGACAATAAGACTATTATTTATTTGAGGTGAAGAAAAATGACTAAATTAAAACCTTGTCCGTTCTGCGGTAGCAAAGCTAAGATGGGAAGAACGCCAATTAATCCTTATTATTATGTGATCTGTACAAATCTAGAATGTGACGCAACTGTTGGGAGATTTCAGCCAACAGAAGAAGAAGCTATAGCGGCATGGAACAGACGGGACGGTGAATAGATTATGCGATTAATAGACGCTGATAAGGCGAAAGCGGAGCTATTAAGAATAGGTGAAGGTATACACGCCTACGACGAGTATTTCAACGGTATTAGAATTGGTTATAAACGTGCTGCTCATAGTCTTGTTACAATACCTACAGTAGAAGAACGTAAGCATGGTCATTGGCTTACTAAAAAAGCATGGCATGTGGAGTGTTCCGAGTGCCATCATGTTTTAGAGTTTATTTGCGACGTTAAAAAATACTGCCCGAACTGCGGCGCAAAAATGGAAGGTGAATAATATGGAATTGATAGATAGAAAAGTTTTGAAAGCAAAATTAGAAAAAATTGCTGATATGAATAATCCAAAATGGTCTTATGATTCTATGATGATTGCCAAAATAATGATAGAAATTTTAAACGAAGCCCCTGCAGTAGAGGAACGTAAGCAAGGATGTTGGAAAAATGGCTGCTGTACTGTATGTGGTGAATCTGCTGCAACCGATGGACACTTTGACTTTATACCCGAGGAAGAACAGAAATATTGCTGGAATTGCGGGGCTATTATGGACGGTCAGGCTATATGTAATGATTAAGGAGTGAAGACATGAATTATCCTGATCTAATAAAATGGATATTTGAATTTGTATATGAACATTGGATATTAACGTTTTTGTTTATATTAGTTTTTAGGGGTTTGGGTTTAAAAATAAATCAATTGAACAAGGTGAGTGATACAAATGTTATTAACAATAGAAAGCAAGTTTAATATAGGTGATAATGTACATGGGCCTAAGGGAGAACGTAAAGTACTTGGTATTAAATTAGATTCTAAAGGTATCTTATATTTACTTGAAAGTGCAGATGGTACGAGAGAATGGGTACAAGAATATTGGGTTGTTCGAGAACATGAACACGAAGAGTTTGAGGAGGCTATTTTGATCCAACTCGCAGAAGACAGAATAAATCCTTGGAAGAATTATTTAGGCGATAAAAAGAAAAGCTAGAAGGAGACTGATATGCTAATAGAACTGTTACGAAAGCATACAGAGTGGTATTTTTTGAATAGGAAATATATTCAGAAAGCTGTTGATGATGAAAGAGAGCAGCGTACTGCAAAGAAAGGGCATACTGGGGGTGGCGGTCATGCTTTTATCAGTAATCCAACAGAAACATCTGCACTAAAGAATATTGAACCGATCAAGATGATTTCGTTGGGACAAGGCCCTTATCAAACTGTAGTAATAAATCCTGAAGCATGGCTTGAAGTAATAGCTGAGACGTATAAGGTTCATGAGAAACAAGCAACAGGAGATGCTATGTTCCAGCGTTATGAATATAATAAGTCGCCAGGAGTAATTGCTGGACTAAAAGGTATGAATAGAGATACTTACTACGAGCTTCGTGAAGAGTTTTTAAACGACGCGGTCCTTTTAGCACTCGAAAAAAAATTATTGAGAATTAAAAATGTATCCGACAAATTACCTGTTCTGATGAGTTAAAATAGTATTGTAAGTAAGTAGGCTTACAACAACGGCATGAGAGACGGTAACTGTACGCGGCCCGTGAAGAAGCCCATAGAACGCAGAGCACCATATCTGTAGACTTGGGGTAGCCTTACCGTTGGGGTGAAACGTTCAAGCTTAGCGCTTGGACACTGCCCTGCCGTTGGGGTAATACAGCGGCTTATTTAATTGAGGTACTAACATGTTAAAGCAAACATTAATGTTTTTAGTAGCCCTAACCTTGATAGAGGGATATTGGAAGGCTGTAGAAAGAGCTATAGAC